GTGGAACCATTTGGAAATATCCTGACACAGCGTAGTATTGGTATTTGGATACGTAAAGAAATAAAGCGCTTATACGGCGTGGACCTCAATACGTTAGCGCAAGAGCATCGCATGAAACTTAAAAGCGATACTTACGCCACCATTGACCTGAAGAATGCTTCTGATAGCATTTCGATGGAATTGGTTAAATTCCTTCTACCGAAGCGACTAACTGATATACTGGAAAAAACTCGAAGCCCTTTGATTCTTGGGCCAGACGGTAATTACCACACTATCAGAAAGGTTTCTTCTATGGGCAACGGCTTTACGTTTGAGCTGATGTCCCTAATACTTACTGCTTTGTGCCGCACTCTTGATCCTGAAGCTACGGTCTTTGGCGATGATATTCTCATTCGTCGTGACTGTGGCCACAAGGTGATGGAGTTGTTAAGTGCTGTTGGTTTCGTACCAAATATGGAGAAATCCTTTGTGTACGGGTCCTTTCATGAGAGTTGCGGAGCGAACTATCACTCCGAAGAGGGTTACGTGGAATCTTACGATTTTCACTGGCCTGAATCCATTGGTGACTGTGTCACTATTTGGAACAAAACAGTTAGACTCGCAAGGGTCTATCCGTCTTTCATGAACCTTAAAACAGCATTAGGCCGTGTACTACCAAAAGCCTTGCATGGTGCACCATGTCCTGAGTTTGTAGAAGTCAGTTACATCGACCTCTTTCAGGACTGGGAAGAACACGCAGGACTCACTTTGAACATTCCGACTTTTTTTGTCACCGATAAGCTTCGTGGTGATAAAATAACAAATAGTCTGATCTTGTCTGAACTAAATCACGTTCAGGCAGGCACAGGTTATTGTATGGTCAAGGGGTATGAATTCGCCCCTAAAGAACGTTCTGGTAGTGTTAGACATTTAAAAGCTAGTAGACATTGGGCCAAATACCTGATGTACCTGCACGCTGGACGAGTGTCAAAAGACATTATCACTGGTGAGGGGGTCTGGCGTTCTGTCTGGTTCGTGTCAAACGGTGTTAGAGTCTTCCGAGCTAAAGCACTGATACGAGCTGC